CCATCCGACGAAACGGCGGTGACGGTCGACCCGGCGGTGAGGCCGGCAAGCGTACCGGTCCATGCGGCACCGACTAGCGCCGTGCGCGGGGTTAGCGTGAGCGGATCAAGCACGATGATGTCGGCGCCCGGCGTGAAGGTGACCAGACCATCGGAAGCCCAAGAGAACTGCGCGGTGACGTTGGTGCCGTCGGCGGCACCGAGCTGCTTGTTCGTCATCACGAAATTGCCCTGGTAGTACCCAGAGTCGACGCTATCGCTGGCGTCCTCGCCCATGATGAAGCGATAGGGCAGGGACCGTCCGCCGATCTGCCGGATGAGATCCGCCTGCATACGGTTGTAGAGGCCGGTGCCAGCGATATCGAACGAGGCACCCGTGACGTTGACGACGCGCGACGGGACGGAAGTGGGGTCCGAACAGTCGCGGATATATTCGTCACTGGTCTGGTAGGATTCGGTGAGGTTGCGGCTGGTCAGTCCGCAGATGGCCGTGAAGGTCGTGCCGCCGTCGAGACTGACCGCGACATCGAAATAGGTACCTTTGACAATCGACGGGACCGACATCGCGGATGCTCCTGTAAGTTTGACGGGAGCGTAAGCGTCGCAAACATGCAGGATTACGGCCGATGGAAAGCTATCCGGCGACCTCGGCGCGGAAGTTCACCACCGCATGCCAAGCCTCCGCTTCGGCCGAATCCTGAAGCAGGTTCGAGCCGGTCCATGTCACTCGGGCCTTGAAGGTGTCGTCCAGCACGATGGTGACGCCATCAATGCAAGCGCCAATCGCCTCGGACATCCGGTGCGCCTGATCCTCGGCAGTATCGATCACGCCGCCGGCCAAGTTCTTGAGCGGCTTGGCGAAGGCATGGATCGCACCGACCACGGCCGAGCTATCGAGGCCGGATGCACGGAACGGCGACGACACCGGCGCGCCATAGCGAATGAACGGGAAGACGGGGTTCGCGCCGACCGTGCCGGGATAGATCTGGGCAGCTGGGATCAGCGCGGTGACGCCGGGATCTGCTTTCAGGCGCGGCAGGATCGCACGGCGGACGGGCAGGGCAAAGTCGGTCGCCATTACCCATTTCCTACACGGTTGAGCCCCAGCGCGATACGCTTGGCCGCCTCCGTTCTGTGCCGCTCCGTGGCGGGCCGGAGATAAGGACGCTCGGCCACGCGCGAATTGCCGAATTCCATGTCCTGCGCATGGTCGCTGTCTGCGATCACGAAGGCCTTGATGACATCCCCGATCTGGATCGCCTCGCCGGTGTGAATACTCGCGTCGAGGTCGTGCGTGTCCGCATTCGGCGGCTCACCCGGCAGTGAGGCGATATGGCCCGGCCCGCTGATCGCACCGTCGCGGATCGAATGGGCGGCGTCCTCGGCGATGATGGTGGCGGCGACGCCCAGCTCCTCGCCGATCACCTCTTCGGCCAGGGGCGAGATCATGCGCTGCAAGCGCGCGAGATGACCGCTGTCGGTGACCTTCATGCCCGGCGACCCTTGCCGACGTACCCGATCCCCGCTGGATCGCGCTGGAGCGTGCTGACCTGCCACTCACCCGCGAATGGGCCGCTGGCTATCGAGACATTCGCATCGGTATCGAGCGGACCGGTGAAGCTGGCCGAAAGGATGATGAAACGCACATCTCCGTCGGCGAAGCCCTCGCGCTGCTGCATCGCCTCGGTCGCGGCGTCGATCTGGACCTTGCAGGCGCGGAAAACGGGCTGGGCGGGCGTCACGATCGAGCCGCCGTCGTCGTAGACCGGATCGGTCTGGGTGATGATCTGGCCGTCGTAGAACGGGGCGCCGAATGCTGACGCTGCCATGTTCGCGAACCCGAGGAAGGAGGATGGCAGATCCATCAGCTACCAAACCCGAGCAATCCAAGGCGCCCCGGATAGTGAAATGGCACATGGCCCGGCGACGTCACGCGTGGCCCGCTCTTCTCGCGATTCAGCGCCAGCTCGTAATCAGCGCCATAGGGCGTGCTCGACCAGTCGCTCGAAATCGCCTGCTTCACAGCGTCATCGGAGATGCGCGCAGAGAAGGTGCCACTCTTGAAGTCCGTGATGCCGGCAGCCGCAAAGCCCGCGGCATCACCGCCCGTGGTCGCGACGCCGGCCTTGACCATTCGGTGAGCAGCGACCGCCATCTGCCCTTCGGGTCCGGTGTTCGGCCCCCAGCTTTGATCGATGTCCTTACCGACGACGTAGTTCAGCCACCACGTGATTGCATCGTCGTCGACCTGGGCGAATGCTGGATAGCGGATCTTGAGATCGGCCGCAGCGGGAGGGTCATAGGCCATGCCAGCGACGCTATGCCGCGCGCCGCCGGAAGATTACGGCCGATGCAGGGTCAGAGCGCGCCCCTCAATTGACCTTCCACTGCATGTTCCACAGGCGCAGCGCGCTCGTGCCATCGCCCGTGTAGCCGCTCGAACTGGTGGAACCGACCGGCTGCATATTGACGGTCGCGTTGATCGTGCCCGCGCCGGTGATGCTCTCGATGATAGTGCTGACCGTGATACGCCAGGCGTTGTTGTCGAGCTTGCGCGCGCTGCCGGTCGCATAGGTGAAGATCGTGCTGTTGCCCGTGACCTGTCCGATCGTGCCCGTATCAAGCGAGATGATCATGTCGGTATAATTGGCGTAGGTCTGGGTGTCGGCGATCACCAGACGGACGTTCCGGGTGCCGGCGTCGCGCTGAACATCGAACTGGAAGGTGTGCTTCTTGCCCGCCGTGGGTGTCAGGTTCCCGCTGTAAAGCTGGTGACTGCCGGTCGTCGTATCCTCGACAATCTCTCGCGCGGCCGTCACGCCGTCCGGCGCGGTGACGTTGGTCGCGGTGCCACCGGCCGCGGTCATGCTGGTCGCGGCGACAGCGGTGTTGACCACGGTCAGCGCGGCGTCGGTCAGGAACGGCGTCATCGAATTGGTGAGGCGGAGATCGTCCACGCCGAGCGGCGAATAGATATCCGGGTCCATGCCCAGGAAGAAGGTGTCGGGGGTCACATACGCATATTGGCCGGCGTAGGCCGCGAACGTGACCCAGCCGCTCCACGCATCGCGGCGGCTCTCGGTGAAATCGATTTGCTCCTTCAACGCCATGTAGCAGGTGGCGTTATTGCCACCGCCAAACTCGCCGAGCAGCAGCTTGACGTTATTCGCCGCCGCCCATGTCGAGGCATTCACCATGTCGATCGGCGCTTCGTTGCCGTAGCACGTGGTCGTCGTGCCGCCGTTCCGGTCGACATACTGGTGGGGCGAGAGGATCAGGTTGTTGACCGGATCGGTGAGGGTCAGCAGCGACGATCCGTTGGTGGGCGTGCCGGTCAGCCAGTTCTGCGCGGCTGAATAGCTGTTGCCGTCCAGCAGGATCGCATTGTTTGCGCCCGTCGCCCGGATCGCATTGATTGCGGCCTGATACGTCCCGAGCATCAGCGTCGTGTCGAGGTCGTGCGGCTCGTTGGTCAGCTCGAAAATGACGCGGGGGTTCGACTTGTAGAGGTTCGCGATCTGCGCCCAGAACGAAGCGAACATCGCGTTGGTGACGGTCGACTGGCCGATGATCGCGCCGGCGTCGGCATCCGTGCCGCTCGTCTTGTATCGCAGGCTATCGTGGATATCGATGATCACCCACGCGCCGCGCGCCGTGAGATAATTGATCGTGCTGGAGAGGCCGGCCACGTTGGTGGCGTTGAGCGGACCCGCCGGCAATCCACCTGATGGCGCCTGGAAATTATTCCACGTCGTCATCACCCGGAACAGGTTGAACTTCTTGCCCAGCCAGTAATCTTCGCCGGCCTGCGCCGGCCACGTTGTCGCACCGACGAAGCGGTTGTTGCCCGCGAGGCTGATGCCCCGGAAGAAGGGCATCGCGGTGACCGGCGCAGCGGTGCCGGCGGACGGGCCCGGCGAAACCGTCTGCGCGACGATCGGCTGAACAATGAGGCTCAGCGATAGCAGCAGTGCCCAAAGCGCAGCGAAGAAGCGGCGCATCACTGGCTTACAACCACGAAGGTCGAGCCGGCGGTGCTCGAGGTCATCGAGATCTGGTCGGACACGACGAGGCCGCCGGCGCTGGCGCAGCTGAAGGAGCCGCCGGACTGCACGGGAGTGGATGCCGCCGAGGTCGCGGATCCCGGTGCGCCGAGATAGACCAACTCGACATTCGCGGACGTGTTCGAGACCAGGCAGCCTTTGCGGCTCGTATTGGCGGCGAGCACCGACTGGTAGGTGTTGGCCGTGGTGATCGAGCCGCCCGCGCTGGTCGAGGTGGCTGTGCCACCGCTGGAAGAGCCGCCGATATTCGTCCCGTCAGGGTTGGTGACCGGGATTCCACGAACGCAATCGCCGGGAACACCCGGCTGGCAGGTGGTCGGAAGATAGGCGGAGACCGCCGCCGGAGGCACGGCATTCGCCGAAAACGAGAAGGCCGCGGCACCCGCGACAGCCAAGAGGAAATGTCGAAGGGCCACGGCCTTGCTCCTGTAGTGGTGGCGCGATCAGCTGGCAGCTGTCTCGCGGTGCAGCTCGATCGTGGCCACGATGTCGTTGTTGGTCGCGCCGTCCTCGATCGTGACGCCTTCGTCGGCGGCGATCTGAAGAAGTTCGTCCTTGGTCTTGCCGGTCAGCCTGGGCTTCGCGCCGACGACCGGCTTCGCGTCTGGCGCGGTCCAGTCCGTTTCGAGATCCGGATGGGCGTTGACCACATCCGAGTCGTCGATCTCGACCTCATTACCGGCCTCGACCAGAAGGTGCGCGCCGCTCTGAAGGAGGATGCCGCGCGCTCCAACGGTGTTGTTCTTGAACTTCGCCATGACTCAGATCTCATCCGTGAAGGTGATGGCCTTCGGGATGCGGTTCTCGTAGCCGCCGATGGCCATCAGGCCCGGCACCTCCCACGAGAACGGCCCCTTCTGGAACGGTTGCGTGTTGAAGAGCTGGTGGCCGCCGCCAGGCAGGTGGAAGCGGTGCACATCGTTGGTGTTCGCGTAGGCGATCATGCGCTTCGTGCCGCCAGCGCCTGCCGTCTCCAGCCGGAACGTGCGCTTGATGGTCGCCGCGCCGATCACCGAATTCGACTCGAGATAGGTCAGCACCGACATGCCGGTGTTCGTCATCGGCTTGCTGGCAAGGATGTTGTAGGTGCTGGTCGGCAACGCCACGGTGTCGGCGCGGTACGTCTCCAACGTGTTCGTCTCGACCGACGTTAGCGCCGTGTTGATGATCGCCACGTCCGAGGTTGCGGCGGACGATGCAGTGATCGCGGCCGCACCGGTCACCGTGGTGGCCAGCGGGTTGTTGAGGAAGCCCGTCGTGAACTTCAGGCCATCGCCGAGCATCGCGACCTTGTGGATGAAGCGTTCGGCCGAGGTGGTCGCCGCGCCGGCCTTGTCGGCCAGCACATTGATCCCGAGCTGCTGGCTGCGCTCCAGATCGAGCCGGTTCCACTTGTAGCCGATGCCGGCCATCCAGTTTTCCTGGAGGAACTGGGTCCGGTTGCTGTCGGCATACGGCATGTCATCGGCCGCGACGTCGAACCACTCGGGCTTGCCGGCGATATCGCCCGAATAGAAGATCGAGCCCGCCGACCAGATCGTGCCCGCCGTGTCGACCGGCATATACGAAGCATAGTCGGCCAGCGGGTACTTAATCATGTAGATGCCCTGCTCGACGGTGAGCAGCTGGGGCATCAGGAAGGCGTTCACCTGCTGGGCGTCGTTCAGGTCGACGCCCTTGATCGCGTCGATGAAGGATCGGCAACCGCCATCCTGCGCGACGATGTGGGCAACAGCCGCCTGAACGGAGTCGAAAAATACGCGCTTGGTCATGTTCGCCCCCTTAGCGACGCACGATGCGGACGACGCCCGCAGCGGCAATGGTGTCGTCAAAGACCCAGCCGGCTGCTGCCGTATTGCTGGTCGAGACGTTGGTGACGGCGCCTGCCGAGGTCAGATAGACCGGATCATCCTTGTTCGCGGCGACGGTCGAATTGACCCAGATCTTGCCGCGGTTCTTGACCGGCAGCGTGTCACCCGGAGCGTAAACGTCGGCGGCGCGGTTGGCCGTCACGACGTTGCCCTTGTGGGCGATCGCGAAGCCGATGAGATTCGCCGAGACGGTCAGCGAGCAACCGCGATCCGCGACGCCCTTGAAGACGGGCGCGCCGAACGGGCATGGCGTTGCGCCCTCCAGCGTCCGGGTTTCGATGTTGGACAACTCGCCGTCGGCTTCCATGCCGGGATAGCCGAAGGGAATGTCCTGGACGAAATTGTTCTGTACGACGGCCATGTCCGTGTCTCCTCAGGCGGCCTGACCGCGATGGGCATTTTCCTTGTCGGCGAGCCACGCCTTGCGGGCGGCCTCGGTCGCGACGCGGCTGTCACCGATGGTGATCGGCTGATGCGTGATGGCGTCGCGGAGCGTGTCGGCACTGGCCGGCACCAGCGCGAGGAACGCGCCCTCGACCGCGGCGTCGGACATGTCCTTCGCCTTGGCGTCGCCCAGCTTAGCGGTGACGGCGGCCTTGCGGATCTCGGCGTCCGTCTTGCCGTCCACGACCAGCGCGGTGCCGGCGATCGCCTTGGCGTCGGTGATCACCTTGGCGCGGGCATCGGCTAGCGCCTGAAGCTTCTCCGGGGTGATCGCGGCGTCGGCGACGTTCTGCTTCAGCACCACGATCTCGCCGTCGCGGGCTTCGATCGTGGTCTTGGCGGTCGCCAGCTCGCCTGTGAGCGTGCCCACCTGCTTCTGGCTGTCCGCGAGGTTCGCATTCAGGGTGCCGACCGCAAGAGCCACGGCGGCGCCGTCGCTCAGGTCGACTTCGGCGTCGCCGATCTTGATCTTCATGGTCGTTTTCTCCGGGTTGAAGTCGTCGCGAAGATGGGCAGGGCGCTCGTCCACGATGCGAAGCTCGGAACCGCCGCGGGCCGTGCCGCAGAGCGCGAGGTGATTGACGCGGATGTCGCGCATCGAGCCGTCGTATTCGGCATCGCCGAACTTGCCCGGCGTCATGTCGAGGTCGGCCGAGTAGCCGAGGCTGAATTCCTGATGGGTAGTCCGCGCGGCCTTCACGCCCTTGGCGTCCATGACCATGATCGGGATGCGCAGGAAATCACCGTCGCGCAGCACCTCGCCGCCGGTGTCACCTACCGCGAGCGTCTTCCAATTGGCGGCGCTGACGTCTTCCTTCGGGTGATCGATTGTCACCGGGCGGTGCGCTGCACTGGAAACGGCGTCCTTGGCGAACACCTCAGCCTCGGATCGGAAGATGCGATAGGGCGAGCCATCGGCTTTGGGCGCCATGCCCAGCTCAGACGGCATATAGTCCTGAATGTTATTCGCCTTGGCGACCCGCGCGGTCGCGACCAGATGCCCCTCCTTGGTCAGGCGGGCCGGTCCATCGATGAAGAGGCGGTCGTGAAACAACATGGGCCGCACATTGGCGGCCCGAGGTGGTTGCGATTACGGCCGATTAATGTTGCTGCACGCGCTCGATCTCGACCATGCCATCCCGCATTCGCCCGCTGGGTAGCCACCCATACCGTGCTGCAATCTCAGCTTGGGCTCGGCTGACGAACGTCGCGCCAGACGAGATGATGAGCGATCCATGCGCAATCTCTTGGCCGCGAATGTCGCCATTTTGGTTGCAAATATCGCCGATCTTCGCGGCGTAGAAGTCTATGTCAGCCATGGGGGAAACTACCACGCGAGTCGCGCGTGACCAATAGGGGAAGATGAATGGACATCGGTCAAAGCAACGTTCTGAACGGGCATCTCCAGCGCATTCATACTGAACTGAGCGGCAATCGCCGAGCCCTTGAGCGCGTCGCGGTTGCACTGGAGGCTCTCGTTAAGGTGCAGCAAGCCAAGAGCTAACCAAGTACCGCCTCTTCCCAGCACTTGCAGAACGGCGGCACTCCAGCCCGATCGCTCGGCTCGGGTGCCGTCTCCTCATTGAAGGTCTGGCCATCACGAGCCTTGTGCCAATCGCGCGGATGCTTCTGCGCCGTGTGGTGCCAAATGAAGCTGGTCACGCTGGCCGCCGCCCGCCGGCTCCGATCCATCGCCCGGCTGAGCTTATCGACTTGATCGTCACCGATGCCGGCGGAGCGCTTCTTCGCCTTGGCGATCGCCTCCTGGATCCGCGCCTTGATCTCGCTGGCTGGCACCGATGCCGCCGCGCCGGCAAGCAGCGCCGTGGTGATCCGGCTCTTGGTCTGCTGGTGCAGATCATCGGCAAGCGCGCTGTTCCACGCGGTCGTGGCCTGCATGTCGCTTGTGACGTCGGTCAGCTGGGTGAACATCGAGACGTCGAGACCGGTGCTGGCCTTCACGCGGGTGTTCCACTGCGCGCGGTGCCATTGCTCGACGCGCTGGACGATGCCGGGAAAACGGCGCTGGGCCATCTGCACGATCTGGGCGACGCGATCGGCGCTGATGCCGAGCTGGGCTTGGATCGCGACCGCGCCGCCGGCCTCGTAGGCGGAGATCAGCTGATCGATCTCGGCTGCCCAGCTGCGGGTGATGTCGAAATACGGAGCGGCGAGGTCAGCCTTCAGCGCATTCGTGGGCCTGATCTGGGCGAACCGGCGGGACTTGATCCGCTGCTGCCGCACCAGCGCGGGCAGGTTGTAGCGGGCGGTGCTGGTCGGATTGCGGAACGATGCCAGCAGGAGCGCCAGCGCTGCGGCCTCTTGGGTCCGGTCGCTGCCTTGGTTCGCGTCGGTATTGGGCGGGGCGGATGCCACGAATCAATGCTCGCTTTCCCGGCCGAAGCCGATCGGGGGCTGGGTTCGCATGATCTTGTGGCCGTGCAAGTCCACCAAGCCGGTGTCGACTTCCTTCGCGCCGTCAACGTGCAAGTTGGGTAGGAGTGGGCCGCAATCCCACCATTCGTCGCTGCCACGAGGTTCCGCCGCTGGTCTGGTGATGTAGGGCATAAAGCTTCCGAAAAGGTGGGCGCGGCAGTCGAGGCCACCGCGCCCAGAGGATCAGCCGGCGACGGGCAGGCCGGTGGTCGGATCTACCGTCTGCGCCAGCGGCGGGTTCAGCACGGTGTCGAGCTTGTCGGACAGCGTATTGATATCCGCATCCGACGTGCCCTCGACGGGCGGCGTCTGAATCTTGGTAATGGCCTGGTCGATCAGGCCAGAGAGTCGATTGAAGGCGTCGGTCGCCATGTGGATTTCCTTTCGGGTGGCTGCGTTGTCCGCGCAAATGTCGTCGCGAACCTGTTTGAGCTCGACGAGGATCGCATGATCGGCGCCGAGCAAAGCGGACCAGAGATTGCGGAGGTAGGTGGAGAGGGTCATTCCTCGGTCACTCCGTTCTGCCAGTTGTCCTTCACCTGCGCGAACAGCTCCGGCCCGAACTTCAGCGGGCCGACGTACGGCTGGACCTTCGACAGATCGAAGTCGGCCGGCGCGGCGTAGGTGATGGTGACGTGCGGCTGGTACTCGTCGAAATCGTGCGACGCGCCGGCCTCGATGATGCAGTCGTGCCGATAGGTCAGATCGTTGCTGGAGAACAGCAGCACCACCGCACCCTTGTCGCCAAGCGGCTGCACGATGCGCGCGCCGCCGGCCGGAACGGTCAGGTTGCCACTGGCATCGCTGCTCCAATCCTGCCCGATCGTCATCCAGTCGACGGCCTGGCGCGAGAACGCGACCGTGACGTGCAGTTCGTCGGCCGGGGCGGTGCTGGTGAAGCCCTGCGCCTTCGCCCACTTGATGAAATCTGCGGCGTTCAGGAGCTTGCGCGAAACATAGAGCGTCTGCGGCGTGGCGTCGGTGAAGCGCGCATCGTTCGCGGCACGGCGGCGGGGCTTGGCCTGTGGCTGCCCCGCGACGCCGGCAGATGGAGCGGGATCACCTCCTTTCGCCGGGTTAGTGGCATCGGGCGCCTGCAACGCAGACGGATCGTCATCGGTCTCGGGATCGGGCGCGGTGAGCGACGGGAAGCGTTCGCCCTCGGGCACCTCCGCCAGCGCGCCGTCGAGCCCTTCCAGCCATCCGCGCTCGACGGCGGTGTGCTGAAGCGCTTTCTCGAACGCGATCGTCGGGATGGCGGCCGTCGTCTGAAGCGCGGTGATCGCGGTCATGGTGTTCATGAACGCCGTCGCCTCGTCCAGTTCGGACATCTCCTGGAGCGGCGGGAAGTCGTAGTTCGCCTGCGCGGTGAGCGTCACGCCGGCCGATGGCAGCAGCACCGCGTCGATCTGGTCCAGCGCCGGCCGCAGATCGGCGTTCTGGTCGGCGCGGATCTTGGCGATGTAATTCGCCTCGTCGCCGGTGCCGGTAGCGTTCATGCCGTCGGGCGACTTGCCGAGGAACCGGGTCGCGGGGATGTCGAAGGCGCCCGCCACGCCCGCGCAATAGACCCGGATCATATCGGGCATGCCGGTCCATGCGACCTGCCGTGTTTCCCACGTCTCCCCGGGCACATCCTTGCCCTTGCCGCCGTCGAGGATGCGGGTGTTGTGGATCGATTTCAGCGAATTCGCGACCGTGACGCGCCTGGTCACCAGCGCCTCGCCTTCGGTCGTCGACAGAAGGTTGATGAGGCCAGGGATCGAGACGGTATCCACCTTCGCCTCGTCGATCAGCGACCCGAACCCATTCATGGCCGCCTCGGCATTCTTCACCGCGTCCGCGACGGTCAGCATGAGCGGATCGCCCCAGAACCAGTCATCGCCGGCCGTGCCGTGCAGGTTGGGGTTCTGGCGGCCACGGAAGGCAACGACGCGGCTCGGGTGGATCTGCACCAGCCCCCGGCTATTGCCTGCGCCATAGTTGATCTGGAAATAGGCGGGCTGGCCGAACAGGTCATCGGCCGGGTCCATGACGATCTGGCCGAGCGACACCTGCCAACGGTTCATGACGTGCAGATACCGCAGCGATCCGACGCCGCGTTTGCTGGTGCCGAGCGGCTGGGTCGGATCCTCGTTGCCTACGCCCATAATGATGAGGCCGCCGCCGAGACGGCCGAGAACGAGCGCCTGACGCAGCTTACGCCACAGCCCGAGCCGCTTTTCCTCAGCCTCCACCTTGTCGACGTCGGCCTCGTCCAGCTGCCAGTCGCGGCCGTTGCGGGTCATATCGAACGGGGGCAAGTCGATGCCCTTCCGCATCATCCACGACGATCGATAGGACGCCTCGATCTGCTCCGGCAGGATGAACGGGCGCGTGTAGAAGGCGTGCATGCGCTTGTCGGCGGTGGTTCCGGCGCCGCTGACAAGGTTGGCCAGCCCGTCCTTGAACCGGACATTCCCAATGCGCGCGCTGAAATCGGCCATGGCGCGCATGATGGAGAGCGGCGGAGGCCGTGATTGCGGCCGATCTATCCGAGCAGCGCCGCCAGATCGTAGCCGTCGGGCTCCAGCGCCAGCTCGTTCAGCGCATCGGCAAAAGCGTCCACCTGGTCGTCGAAGCGCGCGCTGGGGAAGCCACAAACCTCGTCGAGAAACGCTTCATTCCATGCGCCGCGCAGCAGCTTGACGTTCCCTGCCTCGGATTGCGCGGATGCGGGCTTCGCGCGCAGGGCCTTCTCACCCGTCACCGGCTTGGCGAACGCCGCATATCCCGCGAGCAACTTCAGCTTGGTCGCCGCGTCAGCCTTGCCCGCGGCGGCTGGATCTTGCGGCATCCGGATCGTGACGTCGGTTCCGTCTTGGCTGGCGGTGTTCTTCAGCGTCGACTCGACCTGGCCGGGCGACCACTGGCCGCGCACGACGTCCTCGACGTAGAAGATGCCGCCCACATAGGCCATGCGAAGTCCAACGGTCCAATCCGGCTGCTTCCCCGCCTTCACGGTGGACGCCGCGAAATCCCATGCGCGCACACGCTTGGCGCCGGCAGGCACGGCATCCACGATCGTGAAGTCGCCGCGCTGGAACATGCCGCCCGATCGCGGCGATGGCCGTTGCTGGAACTGGCCAGCGACCGCATAGCTGCCCATCGGTATCTTGTCGCGATCCACCACCTCGCGCGGAAAGCGTTCGGGGAACAGCAGTTCGCCCTCGTAGGTGCGCGGGTCGCTGAACCCGATCGAGGTCCGGCAAGCCCGGTCTGGCTCGAACTCCATCGGCAGCATCAGGTGGTCGTAGCCGAGCTTCAGCGCCAGGATCGTGCCGCTGACGTCGCTTTCGTGGAGACGCTGCATCACGACGACGATCGCCGACTTCGACGGGTTGGTCAGTCGTGTTGGCACCGATTCCCGGAACGTCTTGATCGTGCCGTTCCGCTCCGTCTCGGAGTCGGCGCCATCAACGCTATGCGGATCGTCGATGATGACGCGATCACCACGACCGCCGGTCAGGCGCGAGAATGGCTTTCCCTGCCGGAAGCCGGTCGCGGTGTTGCTGAACGACATTTCGCCGGACCGGACCAACGTGGTTGGCCATAGTGCCTGATACCATTCGCTGGTGACAAGATCGCGCATGCGGCCGTTGTCGCGCTTGGCATAGTCCTCGGAATAGCTCGATCCGATGTACCTCATCGATGGCTTGCCGGCCGGACCCCACTCCCATGCTGGCCAGAACACGCCGGTCAGCAGCGACTTCATCGTGCCGGGGGGAATGTTAATGAGCAGCCGGGTGATCTGCCCGTCGGTGATCGCCTCCAGGTGCTCGCAGATCGCGTCGACGTGCCAGCCGTGGATGTAGGGATTGGACGGCTCCAGCACGCTCCACGCCTCGCGAACGAAGCCCGACAGCCGTGTGCAGCGCTGGCGGATGGACTCGGCGTTGTCGATGCGCCGCTGACGCTCGGCTTCAAGCCGGCGCAGATCCTCGCGGCGCGCCCGCTCATCCAACAGGGCCAGATATTCGCGATCAGTGAGCTGTAGGGCGGCTTGCACGGGTCGCTTCATGCGCGGCGATCCGCGCGCTGATCTCGTCGTCGGAGAGGTTGCGATATTCGATCAGGCCGCCGTGCTCGATCCGCTCCTTGAATGCCTGCACCTCGACATGCTTGCCCACCAATTCGAGCGCGCGAGCGGCGGGTGCATAAGCGCCTGCTTCCTTTGCCTTTTTGTGGAGATCTACCGCTTGGGTCAGCACCCACGCCGCGTCGATCTTCGACACGACGGCGATGTCTGTTTGCAGTTCGATGACGCGCGCGGCGACGTTCTCATTCGTTCTCAGCCGATGGGCATTTGATCGGCTCGGCGAAAAGCCGGCGGAAGCATATGCATCCTCCAGCGACAGACCCTTGGCGATCTCCTGCGCGAACCGCTCATGCCGGGCGTTCTTCAGCGGGCCAGCCATCACTCCACCCCCGGCAACATCGGCTGATCTACATCCACGATCGGCGCGGCGCTGGCGAGCATCTGCGCCTTCACTGACGGACGATCCAACCGCTCAGCGGTCAGCAGATCGAAATCCCAGAACCGGGGCTGCCGGCTCGGCCAGACGATCTTCCGACGCAGCCCCATCACGTAGCGGCCGGCGGTCGAAGTCGGGCGCCTGCCGGGGATGCGATGCCCGCGCTTGGCGTAATGCGCCTCTAGGTACTCGCGCCGCATGATCTTCAACCGGTCGTAGCCGTATTCTTCGCACCAGCGGAGGATCGCTCGTTTGTGGGACCGCATCTCGTCTTCAATTCCCTCCCAACCGACGCGAGCGAACGCATCGGGAAAATCCCGCGGCATGGGCCGGTATCCGGTGGAGATGACCGGCTTGGCCATCAGTACCGGGCTGCCAATCGGTAAAGCGTTTCGTTCGGATCTTCGGTGTTGACCCGAGCACGAAGCCGCTGGGTGATCCACGATCGAGGATCGGACACAGCCTGGCGCCGCGCAGCGACGATCCCGCCCATCACCGCCTCATCGCCGTGGGCCTGCCGCCACTTCCCGATCAGCGATCTGGCCTGCGTCGGCGACGACCCTGCCTCGGTGAGCAGGCTGACGCCAGCATCGAACAGGGCTTTCACAGGGTCGGGAGCGGGTTCGGCAGGGCGATCGTCGAGATCGAGTTTCGGAGCAAAATCCGCCGATACGCTAGTATCGGAACTGGGTGATTGTGGCGGGCATCCTCCAAGCATTGCTTCGGGCATGCTTGGTGCATTGCTTGGAGCAGTGCTTGCGGCATTGCCCGTAGCATTGCTCTGGGCATTGCTTGGAGCATCCGTCCAGCGTGCTTGGGCAGCTGCTCGGGCCTTGCTCGACCGCCGCTCGGCATTGTCTGCCGCCGAGGCCAATTCCTTATCGATCCGCTTGTGATGCCACTCTCCGCCATCGATCTTGAACATGCGGGCTAGAGCCGGCCGGTGCCGTTTCCAGGCCAAGCGATCGAGCTTCGTGATCTGCTGGAGCACATCGTCATCGTCGGGCGCGGGTCCGTTGCGCCAATAGTCGAGGATCAGCAGGAGATAGGCCCCATGCTGCTCGGTGGTTAAACGCTGCGTGTCGCCCAGATAGTCCCCGACATAGAGGGGCATCCACGCAGAGGATTCCTTCGCCATCAACGCACCGCCTGATATTCTGCATGGAACTGCCCATGCCGGGTTACATTGGCCTCGCCGGCCCGCCGCTTGGCGCAGATGAAATCGATGCGGCCGGTGCAGCGCTGCAAGTTTTCGCGCCACGTCACATGATCCACGCTGTCGTGATCGAGCGGTTCGGATTGCCGGAGGTAATATTCCAGCCGGAAGAAGAAGAGCACGGCGTCAGCGTCTTGCTCGATCGACCCGGAATCACGGAGGTCAGAGAGGACCGGGCGCTTGTCGGGGCGGCGCTCCACCTCACGGCTCAACTGGCTCAGCACGAACATTCCGACATTCTGCGACTTCGCGATGCGCTTCAGGCCGTTGCTGATCTCCGTGACTTCGGCTGTCTTGTTTTCCCTCGGCTTCGCGCTGGACATGAGCTGGAGATAATCGACGATCACGAGATCGAGAGATTGCCCCTTAGCCTCCATGCGACGCCGGTAGCGGCGGATCATGCGCTCCAGCTTGGGAATGGTGAGGCCGGACGCATCGCAGATGTGCAGGGGTAGCTCGCCGAGCCTCTCGGCGGCGCGGCATACCTCTCGCTTGCGGAACGGATCCAACTCGCGATTGCGGATGAAATTGTAGGGAACGCCCTGGCCGCTCTCGTGACTGATGTCGGAGAACATCCGCTCGATAAGCTGGGGTGCGCCCATTTCGAGGCTGATGATCAGCGTGCCGTTGCCGTTCTGCGCCGCGCCGATCGCATAGGAGAGGGCGGTTGCCGTCTTGCCCATGCCGGGCCGGCCGGCGCCAATGACCAGATCACCCTTCCGTATCGAGCCGATGGCCTGATCGATGCCCGTCACGCGGCTGCACAGGATGCCGGGGGGCATGGGACTGTCGATGTTGTCGATGTAGTCGCGGGCCCACGCCGCGACGCTCTTGACGGTCTCGGAGGCGTGGCCATCGACGCCGGCCCCGACCGCCGCGTCTACGGCGTCGATCAGTGCTTCGTCGGTGCCGGAGACATCGTGTGCAGTCTCGACGGCCTTGTAGAGCGCGGCGATGATCCGACGCCGCTTTGCGAAGCGACTGATGTCGGAGAGCAAGCCCTTCCAGTCGTAGAGCAGGGAAAGCGAATCCGCTCCCATCTCGAACAGCGCCTGGGGGCCGCCAAAGTGAGCGAAGCTGGGATCTTCCTCCAGCATGGGCCTCAGCGTGATCGGGTTGACCGTGCGGCCAGCCGACACCTCGTGCACCATCAGGAGGAACATGCGACCGAGGAACGGGTCGGAGAAATCATCTTGGGTCAGGCGATCGGCGCACATCTCCAAGGCGCTGCGGTCGCGGATCAACGTGCAGAGCAGCGAGAACTCGGCCTCACGGTTATTAAGGGCAGATGCGCCGTCGTCGTGGTCGACCGGAACCAAGGCAGTGCTCATAGACGCTCCGATGCCACGACGAAGGCGCGTTGGAGGGTCAGCGCGCGCAGCATAGCATCCCGCCGCTGGCTGGAGGTGGAATTGGGATCGTCCCGGAGCGCCTGCATGCGCTGAGCCGCTGCATCGAAAGCGTCCCATGCGGCCTGTACGTCCATAGGCAAGCGCCGTGGTGCGTGCGGATCGAACGGGATGATCTGCGCGCTCACCGAAACATCCTCGTGCGGACGCGAATATGCTCACGCGCGATCCGGGCGCCGGGATTCTGCCGCAGCGCCTCCTTCTCCGCGTCCTCGATGTTCGCGAATGGCCTGTTGCCCCAATGGCCGGGCTTGCTGAGGTTTGCGCCGGGAAACGCGCCGGTGCTGATGATGAAGTCGGGAGCGATCATGCCGCACCTGCCAGCTGCGGCCGCAGCACCTCACCCGCGCGCCACGGCGGCATGATGCCCATCTGCTCGCACGCGAAATCGAGGATGCCGATGGCCTCCGCCTGATCGTGCTTCAGCGGCTTGAACCCAAGCTGCCGGGCCCGCGACATGGCGTACATCTTGAGATCGGCGCTCTTGGTCGCGCGCGGCATGCGGCCGAGGAAGAACGAGCGCCACGTCGCGGCATGGACATCGCGGATAAGCCGGCAGCCCATCGCTTCGCCCCAACTCTCCGCATGCATGGCAAGGCCGATCAGCACGTTCAGCGTGTCGGCGTTGGTATGGCCGTTGTCAGGCCCGAGGTTCAGCGGGCGCTCGTAGAAGATGTGGTCGATCGGGCCGACCGCATGCAGGGCGCTCATCTCCTCGTGGAGCTTGGCGAAGGTGCGGCCCTTCGATGTGAACTCGGAACCAAGGGTCCACGCCCCCGACGCGGCGACGCCATCGTCAGGGCCCCAGCAGGCCCAGCCGGCGGAGCGTTTGGAGAGGTCGAGGGCGAGGATCCGCATGGCTCAGTGCATCGCCGGAACGGTAGCGAGCTGGGGCGCCTTGGGCTCGCCCACCGGGATGACGTCCTCGGCCGTCGCGCCCTTGCCCTCGGCGACATCGACGAGATCGTTGGGCATGAAGATCTTCAGGCGGAGCAGCAGGCCCTTCAGCGAGCGCAGGTAGTCGTCGCGCTTGCTCTCCTCCATGGCATCCAGCTTGAACGCCAGCTTGGCGGCCTGGGGCTGGATATTCGCCCGCTTCTTGATCTCCTTGTAGGCGGTCGACATCTCCTGCGAGAATTCGCCGACCTTCGACTGCGCGGACTTGATGTCGTTGTGGTAGATCTTCACGGCCAGATCGAAGTCAGGCGCGATGACCTGCTGGACCTGTTCCACCTTGGGGGTGCGCCTACGAGCCATGTTCATTTTCTCCGGTGCTGTTGAGGGTGAGGCAGGGCCATCCATCGGGGAGTCATAGGAGCCCCCTGTCCCGTCCCCGTTGACGCTCTCGCGCTGGATGGCCTTGTCGACAGCCGCCGCCTCGGTCGGCTGCTCAAGGTTCGGGTGGGGCATCTCTGAAGTGTCGATGTGCGCGTATTCGCCGGCGCGCTCCGCGTCGTCGTGCAGCCGGGCCTCACCGATTCCCATCGGCGCAAACACGGCCGACGACATCATGGTCAGGCCGGAGCGACGCGCGGACAGATAGCGCATGAGTTGGACGGAGCAGGGTAGCGTCATTCGGCCGGCGCCTCGCCGCGCAGTTGTGCGGACCTCGCGGCGCGCATGGCCGCAAATGCCTGCTGATCCTTTGCGCGACGGCTCGGACCGGGCTTGGCGATGCGGGCAGACACTTCGGCGTTGCCCTTCAGCTTGCCGATCTCGTGCGCCGCGATCGCCAGCCGGTCGACATGCCGGCCGCATTCGACATCGAGCCGGTCCGCGCGCGCTTGCTCCGTCTTCCACCGGGTGAGTGAGAAGGTCGCGACGGCAACGGCGACGATCGACGTCACGGTCTGGAGCATATCGAGCATCACCGTGCTTCCCTCTGCTGCTGGAAATACCGATCAGCCCATCCGATCTGGGTCGGCGCGGCGTTGACCTTCGGGCGGCGGCTCCACGACACGGGCAGGCCGCACTTCTTCCGCCAGATCTTCACGGTACCGTAGCTGACGCCGTAATGGGTCGCTGCGCCGTACGGACCGAGGTCGGCAACGATCTGAGCCAGGTCGGCCGGGATCGCTCGACGCTTGTTGCCGCCCCGCTTGGAGCGCTTGCGGCCCACTTCATCAGCCCAACGGCGCACCGTGTGATCGCTGGCCCGGTAATGCTTTCGCAGCTCGTCGATCGTCATCGTGTCGCACAACAGCGTGAAATCGGATGGGCGCTGCCGGTGATCTTGATAGGCCGCCTTCCAGCCACGAGCCTTCGCATCGGTGATGGACCGCCGATTGACCCCGACGATCTCCGCAGCCGCGGTCATCGTGTGAACATCACAGAGTCGGCGCAGACGGTCGATGGTGGCCTGCGTGAGCGGGCGACCCATTATGCGACGCTCCGAAGGCCGCGATAGCGCGCGCCTTCCTCCAGCAGGTTGCCGGTCAGACGGTGAACCTCCCGAAGGAGATCCTCCATATCCATGATCTCTGGGCCAACTATGCGCCGGCCGCCGGGGCTATCCGGATGCTGCGCCGCCAGCAGGCGCTCGAGGAGCCTCGACATCAGCAGCGCAGCATCGTCGGTGTCGCAAATGGCGTCCTCGTCGACGATCCGCTTGCGTTTGTGCATCAGCCATTCGTCGAGGATCGTGTCGTCCTCGTCGAATGCGCGATCGATCTGTTCGAACCGCGGCATTGAGCCGGCCAACTGCTTGGCAACGCCCTCGCCGCTGATCTCCAGCATATCGGCGAAGCGACCACGGCCCATTCTAGCGATCAGTCGCGACCAGCCGACCATCAGCTTGGCGTGTAACTGGAGTTTGGTTAAGCGCTGCGGTGCAGCAACGACAGTGCCCGGCTCAGCCATTAGTCGTGGCCCCGCAATGGACGAACCCCGACACATCGCCGAGATCATCGACAAGCTGCGTTTGCGTGCGCCCGCGAAGGGCCGCGATCGCGCTGTCGAGAAACTGTGCGACGGCCCACGGGACCGACAGGACGGCGAGCAGGCGGGTCATTTCGATGCTCCGGGTGAGAGGGGTCCTCGGCGGCTGGCGCAGCGCACGCCAGCCGCGTCGGTCCCGGCTGCGGGGAGGGGGAAAGCAGCCGAAACTTGCTTGGCCCACGCAGAGCCGAGAAACTCGTGATCGGAATGTCCGCAGAGCGTGCGGCCGCAGCGCGCGCAGGTCATGCGGCGCCTCCGCCGGGAGCGGTGCGAACGCTCCCGGCTTCGGCTACGGTCAGTCCGCTGAGTATGACCGGAGTGCAGGAACCGTGGGAATCAACCCCGAATGGATATCGGCCATGATCGCCGCAGCGGTCGCGAGCGGAGGTCTGGCGACCTGGATTGAGCGCAGACGAGCGCAAGGGCGCGCTGCGCTTCCGATCATCCGCCGAAACGGAGAGATGATCACAATCGTGAACCGGCTCGACGAGGACATCGAGCTGATCAAGATCCAGGCGACGGGCGATATCGATATCAGGGGGCCGCGATACGACCATGGCGGATCGGTCGTTCCTGGAAGCGAGGAATTCAATCCCTCCCCAGTGATGTGCTCGCTCCGCATTATTGCGCACGGTCAAAAGAATATGCTGCTTCAGGTGCGACCGTCGTCCAAGCCGCCGCGCGCGTGGCTCACCTTTTCCTCCAGCGCGCGAACACTTCGCTCCAAGCGGATCGAGGTTCGCATGTTCACCACGCTGAAAATTCCCAGGACCGCGCAGATGACGGCCAAGGACCATTCCTGAATCATGTTTGGCTCCCTTCATCACGCCGCCGCCTGCTCGGCATGCCGGCGCTCTAGGGCTTCTAAGGCGAGTGCATATCGCAGATCGGCGCTATTGGAGTTTTCGGCGCGGGAAACAGCAGCTTGACTGATGCCAAGCAAGGAAGCGAGCTCGGTTTGCGAGAGGCCGAGCGCTCGGCGCCGGTCGGAGAGCGTGTCCTGTTCCATTCGGCGTATATATACGTATGCGTATAGACGCCGCAACAGGAATATACGCAGGCGGGTTAGGAAATTCGCTTTCGTATAATTACACGGGCGCGGTGAGTGACCTGTCGACCAGAATTCGCCTATTCCGCCAATCCCTCGGCTTGAACCAAACCGAGTTTGGGAAGCTGTTCGGTGTGAAGCAGGCAACAGCTTCGCGATGGGAGGCGGGCGCAGTGCCTGAGCCCGCAAACCTTCAGGCAATGGCAGACCGGATGGGAACGACGGTCAGAGATCTGATTGGTGCAGATTTTGCCGTCGATACGAAGCCTGGACCAGGCTTGATGATCAAGGGGGCCGTGGCAGCCGGAGTATGGCGAGACGCAGTGCAGTGGCATGAAGAAGAGTGGCAGCCCTACACCGGGGGCAACCATGTCGAAGCGCCCGTCGACAGACGCTTCGGCCTCATAGTCGAAGGCGAAAGCATGAACGTGCCATACCCGCCGGGCACGATACTCGATTGTGTGAGCACAATTGGAGGAGGCCAGAAACCGAGGTCTGGTCAGCGTGTCGTGGTTGTCAGGCGGCGTTTTGATGGTGAGTTTGAGGCCACAGTGAAAGAATATGTGGTCGACGCATCAGGCAAGGAATGGCTTGTTCCGCGCTCGCACAATCCTGCGTTTCAGATGCCCATCGCAATTGGTACCGAAGAGGATGGCATTGAGGAGACCGTCATCATGGCGATCGTCCGCGGTGCATATTTACCCGAATGATCCGCCTCACTCTCCCCGACGGCACGCCCTGCGCCGTTAACCCATCGCAGGTATTTTCCATCAGTTCGACGGAGCAGGGCACCGTGATCTGGTCGGCCTATGCTTCTCGGGTCGAGGTGACGGAGAAGTTCGCCGAGGTCGAGAAGCGGTTGAAGGCAGGTATGGGACGATAGGGGAATAGGACGCCGGACCTATCTCAGGAGTGGGGAATGGACGAAAAAGAAGATCATAAGCGCCGACTGGAAACCAATCGTGCCCTCACATCCATCACCACCGTCCTGGGTCAGCTCGCGACTGCTCAACTGAGCACCATGAGTGGCTTCCTAAGCCATGCGGTTGGCGACACGGAAGATATGCGGAAGGAACTGACCACCGCAATGGCGGCGCTCCGGGAGGCGAACGTTGCGATTAATGAAGTCTCAGGTCGGCTTGAGGCGATCATCTTGGCGGATTTGCAGGGTTTGGTAGGCAAGGATGGCGATGAGTGACATTTCTGTGCTGCGCGCCCTGCTCGGTGAGGCAAAATCGCTGGAGAGCGATATCGGGCATCCTCCCGCGCCGCCATCTAAGCCGCCCTTGCCGCCGGGCGGTGTGAGTGGCACATATGGTGGCATGGATCCATGGCAGCAAAGCGTTGAAAGCCGGCTCGGCCAAATCCATGGCGACATTGGCGGTCTGCGTACTGACCTAGGCAAACGTGTCGATGATCTCTCACGAACGGTCGACAGCAATTTCAAATGGCTGCTTGGCAGTTATGGTGCGGGCGTCGTCCTAATCCTCGGTGCCTTGGCTGGTGGGTTTTTGTACCTGGCCGACAAAATCCACCACTGACTGTCGGACACATCACGCCTTCGGAGCCCCGTCGATTCGGCGGGGCTTTTTGCTGGGCGGCGCGGTCGGCCCTCGAAAGCTGCCGTCTTAGAAATATACGCTGACGGATAAAATCTGCTTGCGTGTATCCGTATGCGTATATATACCTCCTCTCCATCGAGCCACCCCGGCTCGGGAGAGACGAGATGGCCAAGGCCGATCCCTTCCATATCCTGAAGCGCCAGCGTCAGCGCATGGCCGCCGCCGCCAAGGTCGCGCGCGCCATTGGCCGGCCGGACCTCGCCGACGCCGCTGACGCCTACGCTTTCCGCCTGCACAAGCTCGCGTCGATGTGCCTCCCGGCCGATTATGCCTACCTGTCCGGCGCGATCGGCAAGAACGGCATGGCCGACGGCATGCGCGACATCAGCGTGTCGATCTGGATGTACAAGCGCCTGGTCGGCCGCAGGGCGAACCGCGACCGGAAGCTGGCGGCATGAACGCCTTCACCAACATCGTCGCCGATCCGGTCGAGACGGCGGTTGCCGCCGCCAACGCTTGGGTCCGCACCGCCACCCCGATCATCAAGGCCTATCTGGCGCTCGACATGATCGATGGTGATCTGCGCGCCGCCGCCCATGACTTCCGTGGCCACAAGCGCTGGAACGAGCCGGTCGAATATGACGAGCGCGTCTGCACTGAGGTCCGCAGCGACATCACGAAGGCGGCCGAGCAGGTCTATGCCACGATCGAGGGCATCCGCGAGGATTTCATCTGCGACCATTGGGCGCACGAGCCCGACGGTCCGGCCGACGACAGCGACGCCGCCGCTCATGCCTACGACGCCGCCTGCGACACCTGCATGGAATTCAACGACCGCCTGAAGCGCGAGACGATCAGCGTGGACGCGGCGGTCAAGCAAATCGGAGAGTTTTGATGGGAAGCCACAACGCTTGGGGCGACGACGTGCGCCCGCAGCTCCGCCTTGTCGAGCGCACCGAGAAGAAGCCTGGTGACCTGATCCTGATCGGGGATCAGGTGGTTACCGCCGATGAGTGGGGAGGGTGGGACAAGCCGACGCCGGCCTATGTGCCGACAGCGTTCCCGGCGCATCCGACGCTGACGGACGCGGCCTCGCGCATCTTCGTGGTGGCGGCGCTGGGCGTAATGTTCGTCGGCGCGGCTGCGATCGCCATTGGCTACCTGACCGGGAAACTTCACTGATGATTATCTTCCAAAACCCCGGCCTCATCGACACCGCCGCCATCACCACCATGGGCGTGAGCGTCAAGGAAGGTGAGGGAGCCATCGGCTACTTCGGCACCGGCCTGAAGTTCGCCATCGCCACCCTGCTGCGCGAGGGCTGCTCGATCACGATCTACCGAGGCGAGGAGGCGCTGTCCTTCACCGCCGAAGAGCAGGTGATCCGCGAGCAGGCTTTCCAGTGCGTCCATATGAACGGCGCGCCGCTGGGCTTCACCACCATGCTCGGCCGCAATTGGAAGGCTTGGATGGCCTTCCGCGAGCTCGCCAGCAATTGCCGCGATGAGGGCGGTGAATACTGGCGCGGCGACGAGGCACAGACCTTCGCCGACCACACCACCATCGTCGTTTCAGGCAATGCGATCATGGATGTGTGGAGCGAGCGCGGCACGATCATGCTGTCGGGCGAGCCGGCGTATGCGAACGACTATGCCGAGGTGCGCGAGGGCGCGTCGCAGTTCATCTATTATCGCGGTGTCCGCATCTTCGAAGCGCCGAGGACGACTTCCCACACCTATAACATCCTGACGCCGCTGGAGCTGACCGAGGATCGAACCGCCAAGAACTGGTATGAAGTAGAGATGGCGCTGGAGCGCTGCATTGGCTCGATGGACAACCGCGCGATGCTCCGCCGGATCCTCACCTGCGGCGAGGGCTATACCGAGCATCACATGAACATCCCCGCGTACGGTCTCCCCCAAGAGACGTTTCGCGAGATGGCCCGCGAGATCGCGATGGGCACTACGACGGAGGCGAACGCCAACCCGCACGCGGTTTCCTATGCCCGAGCCAGCGCCATCAAGGATATGAAGCCCGGCGACGGCGTGAAGCTGGATGCCGTGCAGGGCAAGATGCTGGAGCGTTCGATCTCCATGCTGGAGGCCGGCGGGTTCCCCGTCCGTGATATGCCGCTGATCGTCGTCGACACCCTTGGCCCGAACATCCACGGGCTGGCGAAAGACGGCAAGATCTTCCTCTCCACGCTGCCGTTCGAGAAAGGCACGCGGGAGGTGGCGGCGACGCTGCTGGAGGAGTTCGCTCACCTCAAGAGCGGGCAGGGTGATTGTACCCGTGGCTTCCAGAACTGGCTGTTCGATCAGCTTCTGGTTCGGTCGGAGCGCGCTGCTGGGGAGCCGTTCTGATGGGCATCCACCAGCCAATCGCCGGCGATGACGCCGCCTTCCGCGCTTCCCATGTCGGCGCGTCCGAGGTCGCAGCCCTATTCGACTGCCACCCCTGGATGACTCGGTTCGAGATGTGGAACCGGAAGTCCGGCAAGCTGCCGACACCCGGCTTCAACGAGATCGGTGATGACGGCGTGCCGCTGAACGAGCGAGCATTCTGGGGCGTAAAGATGGAGGCCCCGATCATCGAAGGCGCCATGGAGCGCTGGGGCTATCGCGATCGCCCGCAGACCGGGCAGCTCAGCAACGGGCGTGGGCTCGGCGGTCACCCTGACCGCCAGGTGATCTGTCCCGAGCGTGGCCCCGGCATCCTTGAGACCAAGATGGTCGATTGGCTTGAGTTCAAGAAGTGGGAGGGTGAACCGCCTCTCAACTATCTGCTCCAGAACCAGACCTATCAGGGGCTCGATCGGGTGACTTGGGGCGACGTCATCGTCCTGGTCGGCGGCAACAAGCTGGAGCGCTTCCAGTATCCGTTCCGCCCGGCGCTGTTCGAGAAGATAGAGCAGGAGACGGAGGCCTTCTGGGCATCGGTGCGCGCCGGTAAGGCTCCGAAGCCTGAGTATGCCCGCGACCGCAGCGCAATCGCTGAGATCTACGGCAACGCTGCTGACCGCGTGATCGACCTTCGCCACGACAACCGGATGCCCGAGCTGGCAGCCGAGTTCCTGAGTGCGAAGGATGCCAAGAAAGCCGCTGATGCGAAGGTCGACGCGCTGTGGGCCGAGATCATCCACCGCATGGACGACAACACCATAGCGATGGTCGAGGGCTTCACGGTCAAGGCGCCAATCGTCGCCGGAACGCCCGACAAGATCATCACGCCAGCCATGGTCGGCACGGTCCAGAAGGGCCGGAAGTCGAGCCGTCGCCTCTACATCAAGGAATACACCTCCAAATGAACAATGCAGTCGCCGAGCGCCCGCAGCGCACCGCCGCCGACATCCTCGGCACCAGCAAGCAGAGCGCCGTCAAGTCGCAGGCCACCACGGTCGAGCAGTCCCGCGCGATCACCGAAGTGCAGGCCGCCGTCGTCGTGGCGCAGAGTCATCCTCGGGATAAGGCTCGCGCGCTGAACGAAGCGCTGGAGTCCTGCCGTACCCGCGAGGTCGCGGAAGGCGCCTTCTTCAAGTTCAACCGTGGCGGCGGCAGCGTGGCGGGCGAGACCATCCACCTGGCGCGCGAGCTTGCCCGGTGCTGGGGCAACATCGACTACAAGATTTCGGAGCTGAACCGCGATGACGAAGCGGGATCATCGGAGATGCTCGCAGTCGCGTGGGATCTGGAGACCAATGCCCGGTCCAGCCTGACCTTCATCGTGCCGCATCTGCGGGACAAGAAGGGCGGCGCGGTGCGCCTGACCGACGTCCGCGACATCTACGAGAACAATGCCAACATGGGCGCCCGCCGGCTGCGCGAGTGCATCTTCGCGGTGCTGCCGCCCTACCTCGTGAAGTCGGCGGCCGATGAATGCCGCAACACGCTGGAGCGCGGCGAGTCCGAGGAGCCGATCACGGTTCGCATTTCGAAGCTGCTCTCCGCCTTCGCGCAGATCGGCATCGACAAGGCACGGATAGAGGCCAAGCTTGGGCCGGTCTCGCAGTTCACGCCGGTGGATTTGGCGAACGTCCGCATAGCCTACCAGAGCATCCGCCGCGGCGAGATCATGGCGGAGGAGGAGTTCCCGCGCATCGATGGCGCAGCGCCGGCCGCGAGCAGGCTGGATGCCTTTGAGCAGGCGGTGACGGGCAACGACGGCACGCTGTCGGCAGAGAACCCGAACGCGGCCGAGGGGCCATCCGATGAGCAGCGTGGCGAAGATCTCAACTGGACCGTCCGCGCCATGTCGATCGCGAATGATCTGTCCGAGGCCCCGACCGCCGATGCTGTCGGCGACATCATGGATCGCGAAGCCGAGACGCTTCAGGTGATGGACACCGAGAGCCGGGCGCATGTGATGAAGGCTCGTCACGACGCGCTGACCGCACTGCGGGGCGGGAAGTGATGAGCTTCACCGCACAATGGGGATGGCCGCAGTGGATGCTGATCGTCTGGATGTTCCTGAGCTTCATGGTTGAGGCGGTCCAGCATGGCACTCCGAGGCTCCAGACTGCTGGCGTGCATAAGGGTGAGCCGTTCGACCACAACGGATTTGTCGCGCTCGGGAAGATGGGGTTCATCATCTTCATCCTGATAGCCGGCGGTTTCTTCCGCTGATGCGCTGGTCCACCCTCCTCCTCCGAGCGATCACCTTGGGCTTTGGAAGCTCCTTGGGCCGCACCCTACAACGCTCTTTGTGGAAGGGATTGTGATGAGCAGTGTCGGCAGCTGGGTCGATGGCCTCGCCGAATGGACTGAGGGCGACACTGCTTTCATCTCGGTTGCATTCAGTTGGAAGGTCTCGGAAGCTTATTCACGCGCGGCATGGTTCCGGGCTACCGGATATCATGTTCGCGCTGGTGGACCGGGCCTGTTCACTCCGAAGGCGCAGGAGCGGCTTGGTGCGATCGCCGAGTTGGGAGGCGCCATTCCTGATGCTCTCCGCCATCATAACCCGATGGCTACAAAGGCTAGCGAAGGCTGTCCGGTTGGCTGTCACTTCTGCATCGTGCCGGCCATGGAAGGGCGCACGTTCACACTGCTTCCTGATTTCCCGGTGCGGCCTGTTCTGACCGACAACAATCTGTCCGCGCTGCCGGCCGACTATCAGCAGCACATCGTGGAGCGGTATCGCCTCTCCAAGGTGAAGCTGCTGGATGCCAACAGCGGTTTCGAGCCGGCGACCTTCGACGAGGAAGTTTTCGAGCGCTGGCAGCCGATCAATAAAGGGCCTTGGCGCTTTGCCTATGACGAGAGCCGCGAGCGCGATGACGTCTATCGCGTGACGCAGATGCTTCGCCAACGCGGCGTCGGCGCTCGCCGGATGCAGGTCTATGTCCTGATCGGAAACGAGCCGTTCGACGCCTGCATGGGCCGCATCCGCGAAGTGATCGAATGGGGCGGCGAGCCTTACGTTCAGCCGGTGATGAAGCTGAATGCCGAGACGCGCGATCCTTGGGTTCGGTTTGATTGGACCGACCAACTTCTTCGAGAAGTCCAACGCTGGTCGCGTCCCATCATCCGCCGGAAGACACCGAATTTCGCCGACTACGACGCGGGCGCAAAGACGATCCGCGATCCTGAAGCCGGCCGACAGATGGAGTTCGCCGCATGACCCAACAGTCTGAGATCAGCCGGAAGGGGCCTTGGATCGAGTGGAACGGTAGTGAATGGGATCGATCACCGGTTGCTGATGGCCGTCATATCGAGGTGCGCTTCAGGAACGGTTGCGAGACTGATCTGGAAGCACCGGAAATGCTCCGGTGGGACCATCTTCCCGAGCAGGCGGACTGCGACATCATCGCCTACCGCATTGTTCAGGGAGACCAGGCATGACCCCGATCCCGCCCGAGTTGGTCGCGCGCTGTGTGGCCTTGGTTCGGCGCATGGGCGTAGATGATCCGTATTCAGCCAGTAATAATGACTACGAAGTCGCCCGCGCCATCACTAAGCTTCTTCCCGCGCCTATCGATCCTGATCTAATCGAAGCGCGCAAATTGGTGTCCGTCTTCTGCATAATGTCTGCCGATAGCTACATAGACGGCTCTCAGGACGACACGCCGTTCATCCGTATCGCCACCAAGGCCATCAAGCGCGGCCGCTCCCTCGCCCACACTCAGGAGGCTGGGCAATCCCCCCGCTCGGAAGAAGGTGCGCGGTGATGAAAGGCGATCTGCGCTGCGTCGAAGGACGCCTGTTCCGCCACGATCCTCAATCGGATGACCCGTATCTGGAGACCGATGTCGGGCAGTGCCCGGATTGCGAGGGTGATGGATGCCCTTGCGATCATTGCGACGGCACGGGCTCCATATTCAAGGGCGACTTCATCGATTGCCCGAAATGCCAAACCCCGAAAGCAGGAGTCCAGTCATGAGCGGGGGAGATGTGCCTGTGGTGCAGGTCGAGCAGTGTGACCGTGAGGCTGCTGCCGCATGGCTCAACATGTGGGACGTAGCAGTTCCGCATGACACTATCCGTCACGGCAAACGCGATCGCCATACATTGGTCCAAGCCTTCGCTCGGCACCGCGCCGCAGCCGTGGCGGGGGTGGGCTGGCAGGGCGATGAGAGCGAGCTGAGAGCGCTGTTGGACCGGATCGCAGAACTGGAGCACGAGGCCAAGCTGTTCGACGAGGACCATGCCGACCAGAACCGCATGGTGGATCGCATTGCTGAGTTGATCGGATTGCCGCACGATCAGGAACTCGACACGACAGCTTTCGAGGCATGGTTCAGCAGGGCCATCGGCAAAGGGCGCCAGGACGACAAAGAATCGCTGATCGACTTCTTCGACGAAGCCCTGTCCGAAAGCCTCGAAGCAGAATGGACAACGCGAAAGGGTGCCAAGCACTGCGCCGGGATGATCGAGCGCGCTGGCCTTTGCCTGATGCCTGTCGCCTGCACCGATGAGATGCTTGATGCCAAGGACGCGCGGATTGCCGAACTGGAGGCGGCGCTCCGTCCGATAGCCGAGATGTGCGATTTCTTCGCTGTCGGGCATCATGGCCAAGTAAGCGCCCGCGATTTGCGCCGCGTTGCTGAGGCCCTGAGCGCCACCGCCCGGCGGGAGAGCGGGGAGGGGGTGGAGTGATGGCCACGATCGATCTTTCCGTAGATCCGGCCGTCCGTGAGCGGATCGCTCAGCATTATGAGCGCAAGGCCAAGCGCAGGGCAATCGCGTGCGCCTCCGCATGGATGGAACGCTTCGCCGAGATGACCCGCGCCGGCCATGTCAATGCCTTCATCCGCCGCGTCGAGCGCATGGCCGCGCGGCGCGCCACCCCGCTTCAGGGAGACCTTTTCTCATGACCACCCAAGCCACCCCGCATTCGGGGGCCGCCACTTTCCGAGATCTGCTTGATGAAGCTGCCGACTATATTGAGGCGACCGGCCGAGTAGGCTTTTACGATGAAGGCGGCTCGACCGAATTGTCATCGCGCATTCGCGAGGCCCTCTCCCACCCACCCGCTCCCGTCGCGGCTCCTGATGGCGATTGGGCGCGGGCGATAGAGGCGGCGGCGAAGGTGGCGGATGGGTTTGCCGAGCCGAACGGCCATCCCCGGACTGAATTTGATCGGGGGTATGAAAACGCCGCGCGGAAGATTGCCGCTCGTCTCCGCGCCCTCGCCCCGCAACCCGCCGCCCCCATCCCGGCGCCTGAGGGCGATGGCAGCTGCATCATCAATAACATCGAGGAGGCTGCGGAGATCATAATCGACCGTCTCACAGGAGATGCTGGCGGATGGGCCGGTCTCAAGGTGGAGGCGTGGGTCGAAGGTCAGACCATGACCGTGATGTTCCACGACACGATGCAGTTCGCAAAATTTCGTCTGGTCAGTCTGCGCGACAAGCCCAGCGCTGCCGACATGCGGGGAGAGCCGGCATGACACATGATAACGCCCCCATCCCGGCGGGTGAGCCTTCTGGCTATGCTGATCTTTTGGCTCGGCTGGACGATTGGGCTCCGGGCACGACCGCCGTCCGGAAAGACTGTCTCGAAGCAGCCGCTGCTATCCGAGCACTGCTAGCCCAACCCCCGGCGGGTGATCGCGAGGCTGTGGCGCGGATCGTCAAGGCCCAGCTCGATAGCTTGGGTCTGGTTGACCCCGATTTTGTCGATGCTGACAAGATTGCGGGATGCGTAGCCGACGCGCTCCTAGCCGCCCTCCGCACCCCGCCCGTCGAGAGCGAGGCTGTGGCGCTGCGGGAGGTTGAGGGTCCGCAGCCGTTGCCGGCCCGATATTCCTGCTTCGGCTGCAAGCATCTGTTGGAAGAGAGATGGCGCGAGCCCAGCGGCGACGGGGAGACGTTCGATAGCGGCGATTCGGCAACGTGCATGGCGATCACCACCGAGCACGGCGGGAAAAACATCAGCGCCTATTGGGGGCGAAACAACCCGCCGCCGACGTGGTGCCCCAAGCCGCTCCGCACGCCGGCTGCTGACCCCACCGGGGAGGCTTGAGAGATGGGCAAGGAAGTGCTGACATTCCGTCAGTCGGATCACTACAACGGCGGCCGGGAATGGTTCGGATATGGTGGAGAGTGTCGCCAGCATCCGCGCATCTATCTTTTGACCCGCAGTTTCAGGAGTAGCCGGACCACTGAGTACGAATATTCGGTGGACGGCGAAAAGGTGCGCGACCTCGCAGCAGCTTTGGAGCGCATCAAGTCGCCGCCGATCGTCGCCGATGATGAGCGTGCAGCATTGCACCTCGTCTCTACGGATTGGTCCGAGCGGCATGCATGGAAGAGTTGGGAAGGCGGTTACTCAATGGCGCACCAATTGCGCCGAAAGGGTCTGATCGAGGCAGATGACGGACGCATCCGACTGACGGAGTTGGGCCGCGCCCTCCAGCCCACCGCCCCCGGCGCGGATCGGGACGCCGCCTCACCGGCTCCGAAGTCGGGGGAGAAGGCATGAAGGGCTGGGACGAACCCCTGCTAGAGGCGGCCTATCCAAGCGAGGATTGCGGTTGCCCTGTCGAGGACTGGGTTTATCGTTCCGTCTGCCTCCAACTCCACTTTGAACCAGACGGTTCGCTGGAAGTGTTCGCCGACACGGGCGACTGGCAAGAGGAAGTCGCGCTGAAGGCGACGACGATGGAATCTGCCCGCGCAGAAGCCTTCGCTTGGGTCGATCGCCTGCCCGTCGAAGGCTCGACACCGGCTCCGAAAGAGGAGGGTGAGGCGTGACCTATCGCCAGAAAGGTGTAACTTACTGCGTCCTTATCGGGGCCGCCGCCATGTTCACGCTAGCCGCTGGCCTACTTGGTGACTGTGGCCTGTTGGGGACATCCTTTTCGTGCGCAATGCTTGGGTTCGCCTCCGTTGGAGCGGTCTTCGCTGTGTCCGATATCGCCACCAGAGAGCCTAGCAGGAGCGCTAATCCCGAATCTGCAAAAGGTTCGACACCGGCTCAGGAAGGGGAGGGGCACCGTGGGTGAGGATCACCGCAAAGTATTCCGATCGCCAGATGGCAAAATAGAAATAACGACCAACGTCCCCGGATTCCGCTGGCCCACGCGCGAGGAGAAGATTGCCGGGCTCCTAAGCGCTGGCCTGATCGATGAAGCGGAGGCCGAGCGCTTACGCGCCACCACCGCCCAGCCCGAGGAGGATTCGGAGTGATCCGCGTCGAGCATATCGGGTTGGCAACTCTATACCTAGGAGATTGCAGGGATATCCTGCCGACGCTCGGCGAGATAGATGCTGTCGTGACAGATCCGCCATATGGCGTGAAGGAGCGGACGGCTCGAAAATCGAATGGCCGTGGGCGTGGCGGCGATAGCCGG